GTGTTAAGCAAGACAGTCTCATCAACAATATGAAGATGCAGGCTGGAGTTATAACAAACTTGTTCCGTGATCCTCTTTGTCAGATGGTTAACTATAAGCCATCAGAGATTCCAGAGCTTCAGTTTATGTCTAAGGAAGAACTAGAAGCAACTGAGAAGGAAACAGCTAAAGCTGAAGAGGCTAAGGAAGAAGAGCCAAAAGAAGCTGAAGAGTCAAAAAACTAGTAGAGGCTACCAAAGAAAAAATTCGCGAAGTTGGTAGTCGAATTAATAAGGCTTACAAAGCTTTAAAAGGCGAATAAATCTATCAAAGATGAAACGATTAACAACGATTCTTTGCAGCATGGCATTTGCTCTTAGTGGCATTTGTCTTGTTGTAAGTAAATCAGAACCGCCACAGTTACCTGGAAATGCTGTAGCGTTTGCGGATCCGATGCCAAAAGTATCAGCTCCGTTATTTCTTAATCAGAGTAATACTGAAGAGAAAGCCAAAAAGGACACAGTGTTTGTTAATAATACAAAACACGATACAGTCCAAGTGACAACAACAAAACTTAAGTACGTTGTAAAGGTTCGTACTAAGACTAAAGTTGAGAATCCGTATCTCCCAGCTTTTAGTTTAAAAATACCGAAGGGGAGTTGGGAAACCTCCCATGATTCTACAGAAGTAGCATCAAAATAAAAGAACCAAGCATAATACCGTATATTAGTCGGTCTCCTACATATTGTAAGCTGTGCGCTTAGTATGTAGGAGTAGTGTATTAGTTTCATATAAGATCTCATTAGTCTTAGAAACGAGTAACTTGATCCGAAAATATGTTAGCACTCTCAAAGTGTGAGAAACCCAAAAGATAGGATGGAAGACATTTAAGCGTGAAAAACTTATTTGTATTAGGGTGAGCGTAGTATCAAACCCTATTTGTATTGAAATGAGAACCGTCTGGTGATGGATATACAAGAAGACGCGTAAGTTGTGAGTTGACAATCACACAGAACTTGATGCCGTATCGGAAATGTATGCTATGATACTTATGTATACAAGAACGTTACACGAGCTGAAATATAATAAAGAAACCCCGAAGAATATGATACATGGTATGGTCATATGAAGGCAAGGCCAAATCTTATTATATAAAGTATCGACAAAATGCCGAGCTCAGTGTTCCTCTACAACCAAAGTAGAGTATGAAGGAGTGAATAAATGTATGGAGTATAACAATATCGTGAAGAGTAATACTCACGAAGTATACCGTAACTATGCTGACTATGTAAATCCCGACTGTTCGATTCAGTCACCTTTTGGGCCACCTTAGGGTCCGGGGATGGGGTAAAACGTCTGATATACTACGAAGTACGACCGCCAGGCTTTAGTCGTTTATGCGGGATATAAAAGTGAAATGACCAGCAGGGTAGGGCAGCCCTTGAATGCAGAAATGCTACGCGAAACGAGGCCGCGGACAAAGTCTGATTTAGTGTATAACAGCCCTTTAGGCGGGGTGAAGATATAAGTGTGTACATTTGGAGTGTCGCTAAAAACGATTCCACTACGCGATGATTACGTGACAATCAAAAGCCGCACTCAGAGGCGATACTGAGAACGAACTTTATTTAGGTAGACTTGATTCCGAACGTCATATTACCAATGGCGATGAAAGATCCGTCAACCTTCTATGACTACAAGTATTAGTGCTTTGCATTATATTTATAATATTGTATAGTCTCTACAGAGTAGTAAGCTGGTATATTATACATGAATAAGTATTCTAGCTATAGATAAGTATTAAGAAAAGAGAGTTGAGAAAAATTAACATGTTTAACAAAAATGGATGTCCCCCGATAGATACACCCCTTTCGTTGTGAGAAAGAAATCGAGTCGGAATTCCGAGTGCCAACCGTGACTTTGAAAAAATTATGCAGAATAAACTATACGATTCCGTCTTGAGCTTGAGTCGCCGAACGTAACTACTAATAGGTAGCAACGGGCGGTATTGAAGTAGGACAGCAAATCCTTATAGATTTATAGAGCAGTTATCAGTAAACTGATGGGCAGCAACAGAACTTAAGTACGTTCTTGTAATAAGAACAGGGAGTTAGTGACTCATTAGTATATCCTGTCTCGATATACTAAAAAGGATGTTGTGGGTGACAAGGGTAATGATAGGGTTAAATTCCCAAGTATTCGTGCACTTTCTCGAAGAAATGAGAGATTAAAAACAAATGAGGAAGCAAAATCCAATATCAAAAACAGCCGTAGCATCTGTGATCCCCTTGAAGGTGAGATGGTCCGATAATGAAACGTGAACTCCAAGCGTAATAGATACACACGCACGTATCTCTTGAGTATGGAACCTATGGGAGGAGCATAGGGGAACGTTAGAAGTATAACTGGCGATTAGACGGTGACGTCTATAACGAAGATAATATACGTGGTAGTTACTTTTAAGTATGTGGAAAGTACGAGAAGAAATTACCAAAGTTTTTGTGGATTATATATATGTGGAAACTTACATCTGTATCTCAGCACTGTAACCCTCCGCGAATCCTGAATCATCAGAGACTTTGACGGATGCAGAACAGTATACTTCACATATTGTTTATTAGAATTAAACAATGAACAAAATAAATCGTAGCACTTGAGTGTGCAACATTCAACATTCAAAGCTTAGGATAGCAATTCTAATGATGGGCTAAGATAATCCTACCGTTGGATTCCCGTTGCATGAGTTGAGCTTCATTTAAAGGAATATAGAAGTGTAACAGTTAGAGTTGGAAGCGGGCTTCCCATTAGCACAGCCATTGAAGTTGATTTATTCACGACATTCAGACCCTATGAGGCAGAAATGTTTTTCTTTTCAAAAAAAGCTGTAAACAGCAATAAAATATTATTAATTTTCATCGTTGGTTTATCAAAAACGATGTCAAAAAGGATGAAAAATTATGGAAACAGTAAAACCATCAGTAGTAGCAAACAATCGTAAATCTCTTTCTATTGTAGGAGCCAACTTTGGCTGCCAGTATTATCGCCCAGAGGCTCGTCAGAACACAGTTGACTTCGACACTAAGAAGAGCGAAGTAGAGGCTGGAGGTAATGTTGAACTTACCACCAATCGTTCTACAAAGCGCTACATCGTAAAGGGATATGATGTAACAAGTATTTCTCTTGGTAATGACATTTCTGGTGCTCCAGTAGTGTATATTAACAAGGGTGATAAGGCTAGCGAAGTTGCAATGCCAATTTCTCCAGACTTATCTAAAGTTGGTCAAGTGTCAGAAGATGCTGTAAGTAAAGCTCTTCGTGGTGACACAAGTATTATCTTCTCTGATGTAGAGAAGTTGGTTAAGCAGTGTAATGCAGCTAACCAGACTGAGATCAATCGTATCGAGCGTCTTAAGGAAGATCTTAACAAAGAGATTCAGGCACTCAACAACGCGATTGCAAACAATGTTCAGAAGTTTGATTTGTACAAGCGTGAAATGAGCGCAAGTGCAGCAGCTGTAGAGCATGTATCTATAACTATAACAGAGGACTAAGCATATGGAAAAGCTTGTATCTGATGCAAGCAAACTGTTAATGCAGGTATTAATGACTGATCCCAAGGTGTCTAACAAGATACTTGACAACGCAGACGATGCAGAAAAGTACAAGATTTGTACAATCCAAGATAATGGTACTATTGTTCTTGGAAAAACATCTGTGCGTTGGTGGAATCAGTTATTAAACTGCCAGGACAAAATTCCATTTGATAGTTTTGCTTTAAAAGTATGGGACGCATTGGTAGATTCATCAAGCGGCCTTAACAATAAAGCTATCCTTAATGGTTTATCTATTGAGGTAGTTAAGAAGTCAGTTCGTACTAAAGAATATGACTATGTTGTCCATCGGTTGTATGATTGCTGGGCTCATGTGGCACAAAAGAGTGCAGGATTTCAACAGGCTCTGTCTCCCGAGGGAGGCCCGGGTTCGGCCCAAGACTGTCCTGGTTTGGTCCGTATGTCTGAAAAACCACGTGAAATAGTGATCAATATCAATGGAACTAAAAAAACAATCCCTTTCATAGATAGTAATGGTGATCCCCTGAATATCGGATTAGATTATGGATTTGTTGGTTTTCGTGAAATGTAAGTAATATCTCCGAGGAGATAGAGATACATCCCGAGGGATAAGTATCTCACTACGAGCTTTCAATGAGACCAATGATGATATATGATAACTGATACGAGTTCATTTATTACTTGGTTATTTACGGTTGTCCATACTCCCGAGGGAGTTGAGGCGTGTTCTCCCGAGGGAGACACGTCTCGCGGATCAACTATAAATACTTGGTTCGATTCCAAGCTATGAGCAATTAGGCAAATGATTAAGCTCGAATTCATATTTTAGTTGTTTTTAATTTAAATCAAAATCTAATTATGAATAAGAATAAATCAATAAAGTTGAATTCAGCAGACATCATTAACATCCGTAAGAATCTTGATACCACGATTAGCAAGTATTATAAGATTATTCGTACGGAGAACGTAATGGCAAAGAAGGCTATTGCAGCAGGCCAGGGTTCTGGCTATGATATTAAGAGTTTGTATAATGAAATCACCCAGATGAGTGAGAAGCGTATTATTATTAAGGGTATGCTTATGTATCTTAATATGGGTATTACAGACTTTAACTATGAAGATTTCAAGAAGACGAATAACTATGCAATTTTCGCAGCTGGTGAAGCTAAGGAATTGATTGCACAGTTAAAGATGATTCCTACTATTAATCCATCTGAGAAGGCTGCAAAAGGCAAGAAACATATGGGTAAGACAGAATCTCTTACGTCTGCAAAGATTGCTTCTCTAATTAAGGAGAACCAGTTGAAAGCAAATAAGTTTGACGCTATGCTCAAAGAGTTTAACGACAATACTAGTATAACATGTACTGATGATATTTCAGATAAGTTTAAACTTGAACTAACTGCATAAAATCAGTACAAGTATATGGTGTATAAGGACCAGCATTAGTGCGACAGTTCGAGGCTGTCTATACTTTCGATTTAAGGCCATTTAGAGGCCGTCTAAGGCGTTTTAATATATTTCCAGGATAATTTATCGCAGAGATAAAAATAACGCCTTAGAACGCAAATATTTAAAACATTATCAAAATGGAGAAGAATAAGCAACCAGGATTTATGGATCCTATCGTTATATATAACACAATCAAAAACAAACGTAAAGAATATCTTAAGACTCATTTTAGTGGACGTTCAAAGAAACAACCTTGGTATATGCTTACTAAAGGTAAGTGTAAGAATTATGAAGAGCGTACAATGAGTTGGGGTCAATGCGTAAATAACTTTAAAGTTCCTTCAGAAACAAAAGTAATGAACGAACGTTTAGTTGTTAAACGTATGGGTAAAGCTGCGTTTATGGAAAGTGTTGTACAACATAAATTAACGAAATGGGTTCGCAAACACCCAGCTCCTTGTGATGAGAAAGACTTATTTAAGAAAGAATTTCTTGATCCTTGGAAAGAAGAGCGAGATAAAGCTCTTGAACGTTTTCGAGACGTCGTAGTTTCGATATATGACAAAACAGTATTACCGTTTGATAAAAAGAAAGCATTAATTGTGCCTATGATAAACATGGGTGGAGGTGTTAAAACATATCCAAACATGGATCCAATTGAAATAGGTTATCCTTTGTGTAATTTCGCTGGCAAACGGTTTGTTAAAAAAGAAGATATAGCTAAAGTATGTAAGAAAACACTTGAAAAGGTGTCAAAACAATATGACTGTAAATCAGTTAATTATACATACGAGCGTAAGGTGTTGCTTAAAGTAGCAGCATAACAGTGCTGGCGGTGACTCCAATCGTCCCGCCAACACTTTAAAAAGGACTAGTAGTTCAATAGATTAGAACACAACACTGATAAGGTTGAGATGTGCGTTTGAATCCCACCTAGTCCACAATATTAACTTAGAGTCTTTGAACCATGTTTATACGAAACTTTAAAGTCGTTACATACGACATAGAGATTTTCCCAAACTGTTTTCATTGTACATGTAAAGATACAGAAACACAAGAGTTATTACTTTTTGAAATATCTAATAGAAAGAATCAGCTAACAGAGTTAGTTGATTTTTTCGTCTCTAAAGGTATAATATTTTGTGGATACAATAATAAGCATTATGATGACGTGGTACTAAATTATATTATAGATCTTCATAGACAGTTGAGTCGTAGAACCAGTCTAGAAGTATGCCGCTCACTATATAAGCTATCTAAGTGTATAATAGAATCAGAAGACGGAGATATAGATAAGTTCAAAAGATGGAAGTATGCAAATCTATTTCCATCAATGGACTTGTTGACTATGCAATTTAGTTCAAAGTTAAGAGTAGGTCTTAAGGAAATGCAATTAACTATGCACTATAAAAACGTTCAGGAATATTCAGGTTCATTTGATTTACCAATCGAAGACTCTGATATTGATGAAATGATTGCATACAATATAAACGATGTTGAGTCTACTACAGACCTATTAAATAGGCTTGAAGAAGATGTTAAACTTCGTTTGTATATTGAAGATGAATATGGTATTCCATGTTTATCATCAGATGGTGTAAAAATTGGAGAGTCTATTCTAGCAAAGTTTTACTGCGATAAGACTGGAATTTCTTACAAAGATTTGAAAGAGATGAAAAGTCCTGCAGATGATATAGCTTTGAAAGATGTGATATTTCCATTTGTACGATATAAAAATCCGAAATTACAAGACGTTCTTGAAGATATGAAAAAACAAGTAGTAGATTCACATGAACGCAAAGGCTATGAGAAGAAGTTTGTTCTCTCAAATCTAGGCTATTCTATTGGGGTTGGTGGATTACATTCTATCAATAAACCAGGAATCTTCCGTCCTAATGAGAATGAGTATATAGGGCACAGTGATGTGGCGTCTATGTACCCTTCGTTGTTAATTAAATACAACCTTACTCCAAGTCATTTAGGAAAAGAATTTTTGCAGGTCTACACTGAAGTCTATGACGACAGAATTAATGCAAAACATAATCATAACAAGCTTAAGGATAAGACATTAAAACTTACTCTTAATGCTGTTACAGGTAAAATGCAAGAAGAAACAAGTTGGTTATACGATCCATTTAACGTCTTCCGAATAAGAATCAACGGACAGTTGATCTTACTTATGTTAATAGAACGTTTACTGGAGTTAGATTGTAGGATTATACAAGCTAACACAGATGGTGTTATGTATATAGCTCAGGAAGAAAATCGTAATAGAATTCAGGAAGCTATTCACGAAGTAGAAGCTATTACACAACTTGTATTTGAAAGCAACGATTATGAAGCGTTTTATCAATACGCAATTAATGATTATTTCGGTATCATTAAGGGGTATTCTGAATCCAAGAACCCAGAATTGATAGAAAGGAAAGGAATGTTTATAACAGAGACCAAGCTTGGGAAAGGCTTAGCACCAGTCGTTATTCCTAAGGCTGTTATAAACTATTTTCTTACAAACCAACCAGTTAAAGAGTTTATAAAATCTGATAAAGATATAAAAGACTTTGTAATTGGTCAGCGTGTAGCTAAAAAGTTTGAAGTATATCACGGAAGTGAGAAAGTACAGAGAATTAATAGGTTTTACGCATCTACTAACGATTATTATTTGTTCAAGAGAAAATATAATGAAAAGTATGGAGGTTTTGAATTCTCCTATCAAGGTTATAAGTACGCAGTTAAAAAATACACTGATACGAACTTATTAACCGAATCAGGAGTTACTATCTTGAACACTTATGACGAAAAGCCAATAGAGCATCGTCATATAAACTACCAATATTACATCTCTAAAGCCAGTAAAATTATAAACGAGCTAAAGAGTGTACAGTTGAGTTTGTTTGACGATCAGACTTGTTAACCTAAGAGTATAAAAGTATGATTATTGAATTAAACACAAAACTTCTGGATTATCCAGAAAAACTAAATTTAAATCAATTAGTCTTCCTAAGTATGGTATTGGATAAGAATCAAAAATCTAATAATCAAGACGTCCGCAAAATTGTCAGCCTAATTAGCGACGACGAAATATCATACTTAATCGAACAAGGACTTATTACCTCGATAGAGAGAGGAAATTCAATTACATATCAAGAAACTGATAAGCTTGAAGCTTATATCACCCCAGATCGTAGCTATTTTGATCAGTTTTACGATATGTACCCAATTTATGCTATTCGCCCAGATGGTACTAAAGACTATCTTAGGGTAAATAAGAATAAATGCAGAAATCTTTATAACCTATATGTTAGTAAAAGCTATACCGAAGCTGAACATATTAACAACTGCCTAGCTAAAGAACTTGAGAAGAAATCTAAGCTGGGTAAATTAGGATATATGAAGACTATGTGGAGATGGTTACAAGACCATCAGTGGGAAGAAATTGAAGAAGAGATGAAAGACGAACAGACAACAGTAAATAATACAGCATATGGAACAGAACTTATCTAATTTGATACGTCCTATGTCTGTAGTTGCTAATGAAGCTGTTCGTTATATTGCAGGCAGACGAGAACATAAAATAGTCAGTCTAAAAACAAGGTGGAACAAGTTTAATAAGCAGTGTATGGGTGGAATAGAACCAAATACTGTTTTAACTGTTGCAGGCATCTCTGGAAGCGGTAAGAGTTCATTTGCGAACTTAATTACCACAGACGTAATTGATTTAAATGAATCAGAAGACATCATAGTTCTTAACTTTTCATTAGAAATGGTTGGTTTTAGGCAGGTTGGAAGGACGTTATCTAATAAGCTTAGGAAAACGACTTCGGCGCTGTATAGTTCTGAAAAGGACCTAGACGACAATACCTTCAGAATGGTCGTATCGGTTACCAACAAGCTAAAGGAGTATCCTATCTATTTTGTAGATAGTCCAACTACTCCCACGCAAGTTAAAGATATTATAATGCAATTCTATGAAACATATGTGAAAGATACAAACAAACATTTTATAATTGTATACGATCACGCTCTACTAACGAAACAAGTAGGTTCTGTACTGGAAACTATAAGTGAATTAGAAAGAGTATTCATTCAGGTTAAGAAATTACCTATGACTAGTATTATACAGCTAGCTCAAATGAATAGAAACATAGAATCTTCTGAGAGAATAAACAATTCGATGAGCCATTATCCTATGAGAAGTGACTTATCATCATCAGACGCGATATTTCAAGCAAGCGATTATGTTTGCGTAATACATAGACCAGAGATTTTGAACATCCAAGAATACGGTCCTAATCATTTGCCTACTTCTAATAAGGTATACATACACATGCTAAAAAATAGAGATGCAGGTAAACCATGTATACTTGAATTCGAGAACGACCTAGCGTTTAATAATCTAATCGAAGTATGATGCGTCTTTTTTATAACAATTTAAGGCTGAAATTTTATGAAGACATATACTTTTAACACTAGCAATAATAATACCAATAAGTTTTTCACATTTTCTTTTCTCAAGAAGAATAAGCCAACAGACTATTCTAAGATTCTTGATGACATTATTCTTGATAATTTAATTGAGACGAATTCGTATCTCAAGGATTACAAGACTAAGGAAGAAGATGCAAAGATTTTCACTGCTAGTACTGCCTCTCTGAAGGATAACGAGTTTAATGAGGCAGCAATTTTCCTTGCTAATTATGGTAAGATGAATCACTTCCCATTCGAGATTGGCAAGATTTATAAGCTTTCAAACGGCTCATCTATCATCTTCTACGATGATGAAGTTCAGATTGATCGTGATATTTACTCTTATAGTAAGTTTAACGATATTAATTTCTTGAACACGTTGAGTGCGCCAAAGAAGAAACTTATTATTGACATCTACACAAGTGGTGCTAATATCAATATTAAGATAAACAAATAATCTAAAACTATAAGTTAATGATTGAATTACCTACATCTAAAGTTCCAGCAGTCTCTGTTAATCCACATTTCTTAATACTCTATGGTCGCCCAAAGTCTGGCAAGACGTCAGCATTGGCACAGTTAGATAATAACTTGATTATAGACTTAGAAGGTGGATCTACATTTATTGATGCTATGGCAGTACAATGTCGTAATATCAATGATTTAGGAGAGACTGCTCAAGCCATTAGAGCTAAGAATCAAGAAGTAGGGCATAATTTCTATAAGCATATCACAATAGATAATGCTACACGTCTCGAAGAGGTGTGTTTAAGTTATGCTGCTACTCTATATCGTAAGACACCTATGGGTAAGAACTGGAAAGGAGATGATGTTAGAACACTTCCTAATGGTTCTGGTTATCAGTACATTAGACAAGCTGTTAGAAATGTCATAGACATGTTTAAGGACTTGTGTGATGAATTTATACTCGTAGGACATGTTAAAGATGTACAGATAAATAACAACGGAGAAGAATTGTCAGAAATGGCACTCGACTTAGCTGGTAAGTTGTCTGCAATCATGTGTGGAGTATCAGATGCTGTTGGTCTTGTTTATCGTAAGGGGAACGAGACCCATATAAGCTTCAAAGGCGGAGATGGCTCTGTCAAAGAAGCTCGTGCAAAGCATCTGAAAGGACAAGATATTATCATTGCTACTGGTAATGATGATGGAAGCATAACAACCTATTGGGATAAGGTTTACAAGGATTAATCCCTATTATTTTAAGAAGTTATAACTAAATAAATAAGAAATTATGTACAATACAAATACAGCTATTACGAATAACGACGAGTTTGTAAGCTCTTATATGCCTGCTGGTATAAATGAGAATGTCTTTCTTAAATCTGTAGAGGCTAAGAAGTCTCCTACTGGTAAGGATTTTCTTGAAATAACATTCGAGAATAATGAAGGGCAAACTGCTCAGATGTCAGAGTGGAAGAACGAAAAGAGCATGTGGGTTAAGACCGACGAGGATTTACAGCGTCGTGACAACATGCAGTTTGGTCGTATAATGCAGATTATTAACTGCTATTTCCCTAAGATTGAAGGTGAGTTTAATACTTTCAAAGAGATGATTGATTGGGTACAGAGTACGTTGACTCCTATGGTAGCAACTAAAAAGGCTTTACGTCTTAAGGTTGTTTACGATAAGAACAACTATACTCAAGTATCTAAGAATGGTATCTTTGTAGAACCTATGGATAAAGCGGAAACAGAGATTAAGAAATTTGCACGTGACAGTTTTGAGCGACAAGTAGTCGCAGACGTTGAGACATCAACGGATCCTCTTGCTACAACTTCAACAGTTGATAGTACTCAGGTATCAGGTGGTGGCGACCTTCCATTTTAATGGTAAATAGTCACTGGTGGATACATCCAAGCAAGCTTGGTGCAGAATATGATTTACGTGAGTGATGTCCGTATCTCTAGCGACGCCAAGACAGTTTTGAGGTTCTGTAAAAACCTCACACGGCGCGTACGGTATATATGCATGTTTGCCATAGTTTAGCATATACTGAGTTCGATTCTCAGCGCGTCACAATACCAATGTTTATAGATTATGAGTTATGAAAGTTTTAAGAAATCAATAATAGAGGAAGTTGAATTGACTAGGCCTAAGTCTATACGCAAAGGTCAAGCTATATTCAACTATGTAGATTATAAGTTTGGTCTAGCTCGTAAGATACAATATGATTATAATATTGATTGTTTCTATAACGATTTAAAGATAGACGCATTCTTAAAGATTCTCTATAAATTGACACAATCAAAATCATTACATTGATTTTAAGGCTATTTAGAGGCGATTTGAGACGTTTTAAGGTATTTCTGGTATAATTATACACAAATGCTATTATAACGTCTTAGATCACTTTAAAAAGGCTATTTAGGGTATTTTGGAACAAGCATAAGTTCGATTCTTATGATACTCACACTAACAAGAACTTATAAGTCAAATGTATAGTACAAAAACAGCAATTACGATGAGTCTAAAAGACTTATTGTCAATGTTGGACGATCAAAGTATCTATACATACTATCTAGGTAGTATAAAAATAGGGAAACTTATCAACAGTCCATTAAGGAATGATGATAGGAATCCCTCTTTTGCTATATTTCGTGGTAAACAAGGTGGATTGTTCTTCAAAGATCATGGATCTGGAGATGGTGGAAACGCTATAAAATTCATTAAGTTGATCAAAGGAATAAAAACAAGAGAAGAACTTGAAAGAGAACTACTGAGAATAGTTCGTAAAATAAATCCTAATATGTCTGTACGTCAACAGGCTTACACCCAAACCGTAAGTAATGTTATGGATATAGGAATCGTTAGACAACCGTTCACAGATATAGATAAAAGATATTGGAAGCAATTTCATATCTCACTTGATACATTAAAGAAGTTTCAAGTGTTTAGCATTAAATACTTTCTTTGTAATAGAGTCGTCAGAGGAACCTACAAAGAAACTAATCCTATGTATGCATATAAGGTATATGATAGATTTAAGATTTATCGACCTTTAGCATCCAAGTATACTAAATGGCGTACTAATTTGACAAATGAGTATGTTCAGGGATTAGCCGAGTTGCCTAAGGATGGAGGAAATCTCTTAATTATCACAAAGTCTTTAAAAGACGTAATGTGTTTATATGAGATGGGTTTTAATGCTATAGCAGCTTCAAGTGAAACAACATTTATTCCAGACAATATTCTAAAAAGTCTTAGGAGTAAGTGGAAACGTATACTTATACTGTATGATAGAGATAAAACTGGAATGGTTGAAGCTCGCAAGTATAGTAAAGAGTATAAATTTGATGCTTTTTTCGTTCATAAGAAGTTTAAAGCGAAAGACATATCTGATGCAGTGAAGTGTAATAGCTTTCATACTGTAAAAGATTGGCTTTCAAAAACATTAAATAAGTATGATTGAAACATTGATTCTATCTGCTCTATTAGGTATTCTTGGCGGTATGCTTGGGTGTTCTATAGCACTTAAGTCTATGTCTAAGATAATCGAAATGGATGCAGGTTACATACGATATATAAAGTCTAAAGATACAGACTTTATAACTGTTACCGACAAAGATAATAAAGCAATTATTGATGCTGGTATAAAGAAAACTATTAACGGCATAGATTATATTAAATGCAGTTATGAAATCTAAAGGGAGAGTAAAGAACGCGACAAAGGTCGATAAGTATGGGCTACATTTCCGTAGTAAACTCGAATGCTATACTTATGAAGCTTTTATGGAAGCTGGAATACCAGTTGAGTATGAGCCAAAGCACTTTACTCTTTTGCCAAAGTTCGAGTATAATCAGGAGAAAATACGTGCTATGACATATTTACCAGACTTTATAGGTAATGGTTTTGTTGTAGAATGTAAAGGTCTGATGGGGGATAGTTTTCCATTACGATGGAAATTATTCAAGTACTACTTGAAACAACACAGAAGTAAAATGAAGTGTTATCTTGTGAGAAATCATAAGCAAGTAGATGAAATGATTCAAGAACTTTTAAGTCAAAAGAATTATGGGAAAAGTACAAAAAGAAAGTAAATTTTTAAAGGTTGGTGATAATATATCTTTCAGACGTAATACTGAAGGTATAGAATATGAACTAGAACCATCTACTGTATATAATGTAGAGTATGATGATTATATGGATGAATTAACATTGATTAAGTCTCCTGGTTTACAACTACCTAAGAAAGTTTACGTTAGCGATGATAGTTGCCATTTCATGAATAAAGTGATAAAACACTTTAACAATTCTAAAGATGGTATTACTGGTGTAATGTTATCTGGGCTTAAGGGTTCTGGTAAGACAGTAATGCTAAAGGATATTGCAATCGATTCAAAGCTACCTATTATTTTATTAGATCAGTCACTTCATCCAAGAATACTTACTAAGCTATTCAACCAGTTGTCAGATGTAGAAGTCTGTATAATTATGGATGAAATTGATAAGTTTGGTAAGAATTATGACGATTCTTATTTGTTGAAGGTTATGGATGGTATAAACTCATCTGGTAAGAAGCTAATGTTATTCACATGTAATGACGACAGTGCAGTTAGCAAATATCTACTTGATAGATGCTCGCGTATACGTTACTGGAAAGAGTTTGACGAAATGGATAAAGATCTTATTAAAGCCGTTATTGAAGATAAACTCGATGATAAGAAAGAAGCTAAACCTGTATTTGATTTTATTCAAAACAGCTTTGGTTGTATTAGCTTTGATAATATCTGTTCGTTCATAGATGAGGTTAATGAAAACCCAAATGATACATTTGAAGAGTTGTTCAATGATATGAACTTATCTGTAAAGTAATATGGAAATAAAGATACCTTACTACGAGGACATGACTCGTACGAGTAACTCTAACATAGGCTGGTTTCTTAAAAAGGGCCCAGCTTATTTACACTCTATGCTAACAGGTGAAATTGAAGGCGAAAGTGGTCGTCAGTTATCTCGTGGAACTATGATTCACGAGTACTTGTTACAGCCTGAAGAATTCCATAAAGACTATTTAGTCTGGGATAAAAGTAGACCTTCTTCATTACAACAGGAGAAGTTCTGTCAGGAATTTGCACAGAGTGTTGAAATAGAGCCAAATAGAGCCGCTATAAGCGCTTATCGTATGAGCTATAAGGGTTTACCCAAGTCAGATGATTTGGTGCTCTCTAAGGCTCTTAAAATGGCTGAGGAGTACTCTGATTATATAGAGTATCTTAAGTCAAACGATAATAGAGAACTCATATCTCCATATGATGCTAGAACGTTAATGGAGATAGCAGAAAATATTCAAAGACATAAGCTTGCTTCTAAACTACTTAAAAATGAGTATATAGGGCAAGAAGATGAACTTCACCATGAATTCCATATAAATTGGAGTATGTGTGGAGTTAAATGTAAATCATTGATTGATAGTTGTCATTTTGATTTTAAGAACAAAATATGTACTTTAATGGACTTAAAGACAACTGTAAACATAGGTTGTTTTGAAGAGTCTATGAATCATTATGACTACTTAAGACAGTTGTGTTTTTACGAACATGCTTTAAGATGGTATATTATAAATGTACTGAAAGAAGAACCAAATAACGATTGGACTTTTAATTACTATATCATCGGTATAGATACAACTGGACGTAATGAGATACGTGTTTTTGAATTTACAGAAAGCCAGATTCATAGTAGATTAGATACTATTATGGATGCTTTAGAAGATATACGCTGGCACCAAGCTAACAACAAGTGGGAACACACTGTTGAGTATTATATTGGTGATGGCGCAGAAAAGTTAAACTTATAAATATAAGAACCTATGAGTCACATTTATAACGTAGAGAACAAATTTGACAATGAGCTAGTAATTAACACTTTTGACAACACTTTGTGTGTTGAAAGTTTTGATGATTCTTTGTGTATTGAAGATTACGATAACCCACAAGATACTAGTTCTATATGTTAAATAAAAATATACTGTATGTCATTCCTTTAGTAATAAAAACTAAGGGAGTGATTACAGAAAACATATTATCCAATGCCTATATTAGCAAAGAAGGTTTAAATACTTACCTTTATATCAGATTAACCGCTAATAGTGCTAAGCATAGACGTTGGGTATATTTTTCGTTATCCAAAGAGAAATGCTTCTACGATTTTATTGATGGATTCTACAAATTCATAATACCTATGAACACAGCGATGTGTGCAGATATTGTATATAAAGCTGGAATAGGATACCTACCAAACAATAGGATTGAAGAATGTTTTGATTTTTGGAGAAAGTAAGTGTAATGAAAAACCCGGGCCGCTCGTGAGAGTAGTCCGGGTTTATTTTTTATATTAATCATTCTGTTTCATAATTTGATTTACAAAGTACCTATCTTTAGCTTCAGAACCATATACTTGTTCATAGAAGTTATGATAAGGTAATAGTTTAAATAATGCTTTATTCGTTTTTGACCAACCTTTGTATTCTCCTCTTGAGACAGTAGGATTATACTTATTCTGGGTTTTAGTATTTTTAAAAGTATCATATAGGCTATTAGACATTGATGGGAAATACGTTCGCATAAACGATTCTGTAACGTCGCCCATTTTATCTGTAACACTCGTAGCAGCAGTTGGTGATTTAATGTTGTTAAACATATCGTCTGCTCTATATGGCGTTAAAGACTCCCATTCTAATCTATGCATTATATATGCAAGTAGATATAATTCTCTACGCTTATCTTTATCAGTTTCATTTTTAGCTGAATTAGCAATTATTGAAGCAAAGACAGAAATAATCTTACCGACAGCAATCTCAGTAATAATTTGTTTTGTTGCATAGTTGATATATCTGCTTTCCATATAGTCTTTTAAAGAATCTTTATTGTTGAATTTAGAATTGTAATAATCTTTAGCGTCAACATAACCTTTCTTTACAGACATATTCCTAACACTTCCAGTTAAGAATTTTGTAAGAGTTTTTGCTAAATAATAAAAACCTTTAGCACCAGATCTAAATATACCACCATCCATCTGTTGAGTATCAAGATCATATATGGTATTACCAAATCTCTCAGACATCATTAATGGCGCATATTGTCTATGAATCAAAGAATAAGAACCTATAATAGTGGTAGTTATTTGTGCTTTCTATGTAGGCGTCATCATACCGTCTGCAGATTCTGAATACTTAATAGCTCTATTTCGTATTACATTCTCAACACGATCAAAAGCTTCTTTATATTCGTCTTCAACATGGAGAGAATTATCTTTCGCGGAAAGTATGCTATAGGAGGTTTTACCATTTCTCCATTCTTTCATAGCTTGTTTTCTTTCTTCTTTAGAAGCCCTGAATAAGTTTATATCCATATCTTCTTTAGTACAGAACTCTCCTTTGTAATATCTAAATGACAATAACACTGATGTTGCTATTTGAGACTTTACAAGGAAGTCAAATCCAGACAACATACCAAACGTGTGATTATCATTTATAGCATTAACAAGTCTATTCCTATTAGAATGCTTAGCTTTCTTCTCACCTTGATCTGCTACATTGAAATACTCACATATTAGCATTAGTTTATCGTTTGATAATCTGTTAGCTATATAATTAGCACCTAATAAGTTTTTAAATATATGTGCAGAAACTATACCAGCAGCCTTTGTCGCTTCAGCAAGTCCGTATTTTCTACCAGTGGCAGCATTTACAATATGAGCTCTAAATGCATCTAAGAAACCTACTTTGGCTACAGCTATATTCCAACCAAGATTTATGGCTGTTACGATACCGCCAAAAAACTTAGCTAATTTATTCCAGTGTATTACAGTTAATTTTTTCCCACCAAACCATGGTATAGCAGTTGATACGTCAGAAGATCTAATATTATACAAGTTCATCTATAAGAACTTTTTAGCTATATTATAAGTATTTGATTTAGAACCTTCAATTCTTTGCTTTTCCCAGAACTTCAATGACTTATTCTTGTATACATCACGATTCTTCATCATATCAGCAACTGTTTCGCATTGATCCTTTACTTCAGATTTAAAATGATAATCGCTTGCTAACTTATATGCTTCAGCCATCATTCCAATAAGATCTGAACTAAGCTGTGACGGATCATCAAGTTTAGCTGTGTAATATCTAGGGATCATGTTTAACTCAGATCCATCTGGACGAGTACCATCAGATATTTGAAGCGCCCTCTGTTTTACAAGATCACCGAAATCATCAGTCTTAGACATAACGCGTTGTATATCTTGCGCATAGTCAGAATCTTGCTATATACTTTGATTTCCAATACCAAGTTCGTCTTTTATATATTGTAACGCACCAGAAGATAAACTCATTTTATTCTTCTAATACTTAAATATACTACCAGTAATTCCTGGGAGTAGATATTCGTCAAAAGACTATCTGTCATAAAGCTAATTTATCTCACGATTAGTTTGTAAAACCAAATCATATAAAGCTTTTAGGTTTTTAGAATTTTTAACCTTGTTGAACGCCTTTGTATTATCATACATAGGTTTATTCTTCATAGGCCTACCATTTTCATCAGTCTCATATCTTTTAGGCTGTAAGAATGATGTGTTTTCTTTGTCATAGTTAGGATTTGCAAGTTCGTTTTCAGAATGTTCAATCCAGCCATCTCCAGGAATAAACTCCATAAATTCGTCTTCGTATTCTGGTCTAGCAACAATTTTAGTAAACCACCTAAGAGGCGTAAGTACCTCTTCTTTTGTATATTCATTATACTTTTTACTTGATGTGCTATTTAAAAAATTGTCATACGTACCAGGATAATCCATATCCATTCGAGCGGCTTTCTTTCTAGCCTACTTATAGTACTCTGTAAACTCCGTTTTTGTGTATTTACTAAATAGTTTACCTCTAAGCTAAGATTGTTTTCTGAGAGACTTGTTTTGACGTTTAGCAATATTTTTAAGTCTTTCCTATTCTTGTGCTAGTTTATTTAGACGTATCTTTTCACCTTGTGGAATACTTTGATAAGCTATTTCTCCAGTAGTAAAGTCTCTATATATAGATAATATATTATGGATCTATTCTTTTACTTCGTTGTATTTAGCTCCACCATCACCATCTACATCATATTCAATATCACCAGATTCTTCTTCGATTCTCTTAAATAATAATATATTTCCTTCGTCGTCTTGTTTAAGAACTCTCTTACTATTCATCTTATCCCAATCAATAAGACGTTGAATATCGAAAGAATTTTCTTCATTATTTAGAGCTTTATTAAACTCTTCAAAACCACCGCATTCTTCTATAACTTTATCTCTAGCTTTAGACCAAGCTTCAGTATCTCTCTTTATTTTACGCTTATTATCAGTACCATAAAGATCTTTGTGTAGCTATTGTAGTTCTTTTGCTTTTCTAAGTTCGTCACCTTCTTTAAGATTGCCTTGATAATCACGATCACTCATTAACATTCGTTTCTGTACATTTAACTCTGTTAATAGTGACTTATCTTTATCATCAAGTCTATCGTAATGATAGTAACCATCAGATTTATCATATGCTTTTTCTTTGAGAGCTCTTATCTGCTTAGATAAAAGTCCCCATTCGTATTTAGTATCTGATGATAACTTAGAGTAAGCTACATAGAATTGTTTCTTATATGGTCTTTCGCAGTTTTTATCTAACCAATCATTTAAAGCATCATTCCATTCTATTTTAGCTTGCTCATTATCATCTGGAGCTATATTATTAGTAGGATCTAGAATTATGCCATACTTCTTAGATATTTTCTTGTTTAAGCCTTTTAAGAACTTATGATAATTATTGTAAAACTTACCATAGTTAAGATCTCTTACAAGATATTGCGTAGTTCTACCATTCTCGTCTTTTTCATATAAGTCTAAATGAGATTCTCCAAAACCTAATTTACTAAACGCTTTCAACAGTTTTATATTTTTCTCATTTGACATTTTCTACGAACTATTTAGAGCTTTGTTTACTAAGTATGTTATAGCACGAATACCATCGTCTTTAACTTTATCGGTCATACCGCCGTATTTATAGAATACTCCAGTATCATAACCAATCTCTTTTAAAGAATCAAGATATTCTCCCATTGTTATAGAATGTGTTTCATTGCCTACTCCAACAAGTATATCTCTAGTAGTATTTATTAGAATATTATGTAAAGATGCATTAGCCTCATCACAAATAGATCTACACTTCTTAATCATTGATATAAGATCATTAACATCACCAAATACTGCATCTTTTGTAAGACTAGATTTCTTTTGTTGATCTTCTAACTAAGAAATAACTTCTGCAGATTCTAATGTTTCTGTAATACTCTCTAATATCTTTGAATACAAACCAAAGTTGTCGTGTAATTGATACTGTAATTCGGAAGCCTATATAGCTTGGTTATTACTAGACATTTTAAGCACTTCTAACGAGTCATCTAATAATTGTGGAGCTAACTATGACATTGTAGAAATTAAAGCCCTATAGGCTGATTCTTGACCTTGCTGGAACAAACTAATCTGCAAGTCTAACTCTTTCTATATCTTAGATTTCTAATCAGCGTCAATGTTTGAAGACATTACGGCTTTTAATCTTTGACTTAAACCTCTGGCTATCTTTAAAGATAATGCATCTAGTTTCTTTTTGGCCTACTCTTCAGTATCTCTTTTACCAGATGTAGATTCTAGCCTGTCAACATTTATATAGTTATTTTGCTCGAAAGATTTAAGCTATCTTGATAGCATTTTGTTAATATCAAACACCTATTGATTACCATACAATATAGGATCTGTATTAGCATATATTATCCTATATATCTTAGCAGGATCTTTAGCTGTATCTTTAATAGTATCTATATTTAAAAGATGTGCTTTTAATTTAGTTGAATATTCTTTAAGCAGTTTTTCATTATAGCCTTTAAACAAATTAGTATCTAACAAAGTATTAGATATACGATTCACAAAATTCTTTAGTTTACCAAGTATAGAATTGTTGTTATTCTACTAATCTAATTTAACAGCAGCTCCATATACAATATCTCTAAAGTCTTTATTAGTCATAAACTCAGCTATAAACTCTTTCTCATTAGATAAACCATAATATAGCCCGCTAGCATCTTGTCTATCGAATTTACTACGATCGAAGAATTTATCAAATGTTTCGTGTAATTGACTGTTTAATTCCTTAAGTCTGCTCTATAATTCTGTTTTAGGTTTATTAATCATTCCTACAGTAACAGCATGCGCTACTTCATGTAATACAGCATTTGCTAAATATTCGTTTGATACCTAATCTATAGCATTCTAATTTACTGCAATTACAGTTTTACCATTCTCATCAGAAAATGAAGTAACAATAACATTTTCGTCTAGCTACATTAACTTTATAGGAACTTTATGACCTTGTAAAATATTCGCTATAGGTAATTTAGTTGACGATATAGTATTGTTTTTTATAGCACCTTTTATAATAGCGTCAGATGTAACAACTTGTCCTTGATTTAACAAAGAAGTAGCTCCTCCGAAAGTATCATATAGGTTCGCTTTAGCGAGTTTGATCTTAAGATTCTATTTCTCTATAAACTCTCTTATAGAATTAGGTATGTCTTCAGATTCTTTAAACGGCTTATCTATAGACTTATCTTGCAATTTCTGTATTACCTTGTTACCATAGATATTACCATCCTTAGAAGAGAAATCATTACTTACAATAGATCTTATCTAATTATTATTCTTTACAACATACTAAGTAGTAGGTGTAAATCCATTATTATCACC